GCGGAAAAAAGCAGAATATAATATTCTTACTAATAAAGATTTCGTAAAAGGTAAACCTAAACGAAGTTTTAAACCAACTACTATCAGTTGGCAGATACACACTACACATGTATCATTTTGAGCGGGGCACACCCGCATGAACACTCAAAAAGAGTGAGAGTTATGTTGGATTCGGAGTGATTGCTGCAATATAGAAGAAGGACGTTGGAACGTTCAAAAACCAATGCAAATTAAAATCAGTACCGATTGAAACATACTTTTCTACCACGAGAGAACGTGTGGTAGTACCAAGAAGTGGATTAGACATAATCTCCAAACGAGCTGTGTCTCTTTGTGATCCCTCTTCAGCTACAGGAGCTGTGATCTTGGCAGGGGAAGTACTCTGAAATCGAAAACGATTATAGTTTGGCAGTAAAACTGTCAGACCAGTTTGAGTAATTCCATTTGTTAGTGCTGCCCCACCAGCACCGAGTTGATAATTTTCTCTAAAGAATTTCGAATTAACACTCGTTGATCCTTTTGCAGCAAGAACAGTGGTAGAGCGTGAAGCACTAACACCAACATGAGGCCGTCTTATAACACGAACATGTGTTACAGGAGCGACTCCGCCAGCAGCAGCAGAATTTTGGGCATTGAAAGTCCATATGGTCGAACCACGAACTCCAACGAACGCAGGCATAACCCAATTAAGGGGAGTGCTCTGCGTCCAATTGAAATTAGCAAAGATCAAAGGATTAGCAATTGTTGCGGACGACATGAGTCCATTAGTATCGAAACCGTAAGGAACCGGCCAACGAGTCATATCATGTTGTAGAATATTCAAATAATTTGTTGTATCACTAGGCTGGGCCCATACTTCATTTAAACAAAAGCGTCTTAATACTTGACGAAGCGAGCGAACTGCTTCACCATAATGAATGAGATATTCTTCAGGTTGTGGGGTGTGAGTCGCATTACCAGCAATGGTAGAATCACAGGGCATATCATACACCTCCTTCGATTGAATCGTAAAAGGTGAATAAGTAGCTCCGATATCTTCCGGGTTAGCAAACTCGAGGTTTTCTGCTCCACGCACAGAGATCAGAAGATCAACTTGTGCAGTAGCAATTGGTGCTGTAAGAGTGGTGAGAACACGCATAGTTAACATACCATTATGCAGAGTAGGATCATAAATGAAACCAGCTCCAGCATCGGTAGATCTGCGATTCCAAACATCATTAGTAAAATTAGTTTGGGTTCGTAACCACGGTACAGCTTGGTTGTAGGGAATGCGCATTTCCACGCATGATTCGACACCGAGATCCAGAATATGCGTGAAAATTGCATTTGTGGATTCAGGAATTTGAATCAGGTTGTTTGCACCTTGGCCGGAAGGATCAAAAGAGATCTTCACACGCCCTCGGTGGTATTTGGATGCGATAAATTTAAAACGAATAATAATATCTCCACGCCAACATTCGAACATATTGCTCAGCCACGCACAAGGCGGTAACTGAACTTGATGTTGGTTAGCAGTGGCATTATCTCTAAACATCCAGGGTGTAATTGCTGTTTTAAACAATTGTCTGTCGACCGCGTCGGACGAGAACCATGTGGTACTCGTGAGAAACGATTCTTTTTGCGCCAAATATGTAATTGACAATTCGTCTGTTCCATCTAATCCTAAAACACCAGGATCAACTGATAATTCGTTTTTAGCATCAAGCGTTAGCTTTTCAACTGGATAACCAATATCAGTAACCGCTTGGTGCGGAAAAGGGGATGAACGAAAAGGCATTACATCTTCAATCACAGGTACATTTGTAAAACCAAACATAGAGGCTATACCACCAATGGCGGTAGCTCCTATACGAGTGGCTGTAGCAAATTTACCAATAATCGGTAAACTCTCCAAACGCCGCGCTACGTTAGCGATTGCAGAGGCCGGTGCTGATACTATACCAGCGCCGTATTCGTCACGAGACTGGACTGATAGACCCAAAGATGGTCCACTCAACTTAACATTTTCAGCCCATGCATAGATTTGAACAGAAACTCCTGCTCCGACCGCACCATTAGCACTTTGCAGTGCCGATACGATTTGAGCCTGGAATCTACCCATATCTTGCATTTCGGTTAAACTTTGTAAGTTAAGCCAGTTCTTGTGATAGAAAAAAGGTAACGTGATATCACCTGCACTATTATCTTGGGGATAAACCCAGATGTGGGGCCTTTGTGAATAAGGAACAAATTCTGAAAAATCAGCACTAGTGCTGACTGTTTCATCATTTACACCAATCACAGGGCGATAGTGACAGAGAGTTGCTCCATAATAAAACGGAGAGGAGGTAACAATAATCTTCAATTTGAGATCGCATCGCAACCAAGCATAATTATTAAGCTTGCTTGCAATTCGAGTATCCGAAAAGTACAAGGCCCATGGTCTGATGTCGAATAACGTCGTCCCAACAGCCTGTGCTTCCGTCCATGTCGCATTTACAATACGAGTAGGACGCGATAAGAAATCACCAAGATCAACCCCAGGGGTCATATCAGTTGTAGTCTCATTGGCGTCAGACGCGGAATAACCCGCATCAATACCAGAAGTCTCTTCAGCAAACGAAACCGTTTGCTGGGTCATCGTCTCTGCCGGGGCATCAGACGGTACATCCATCACTTCTTCAGATTGAATCTGAATTGATGATGGACACTGGGTTGCGTAAAACCGCCGTTCTGAATGACGAATTGAATCATCATTGCAGCATCCGAAGATGCTCTTCATTTTTAAGAAAAATTTTGTGAATGTCGACTATAAAATAAGTAGTTTACGACCATAAGCTACCTACGTGTATACACGTTTTGGCCACCAGCAAAGCCTTCTCTAAAAAGAGATTTCGGGGAACGCCCGTGCAAGTGAAAATGTAAATATCCATGCTCATATAAAAAGGTATGTATACAATGAGTAATAAAATATGCAGTAACTATATTTACATGTTATCTTTTGGTTTAAAGGACTTGATAACAAAGCCCCAGGCTTCCTCTACAGGACGCCTTCTTCATTGGGTTTGGGAGAATACGTCCAGAAATCTTCTTTCAGTTTATCCCATGTCGGAATCGGACAGTCCATATAGACCCATATGTCGTTTTCCTTGATGATCTCCATTATCATCTTGCGTCTTTCTTCAAATATCGTTTTACCGTAAAAGAAGTATTCGCGCGCAGCAGTATTCAAAATACATACTGCTTGTTCTTGTGGAGTAATTGTTTTCGATGTAACACATACAGTGAGCATCTTCTCGATCGACTCATGTTCCAAAGGACATAACCATGCACCTACATCATCATCATAACGCCATGTTCTTTTCAGAAATGAAACGTTATCGATGTGGATGAAGGGTACTGATTGAGCCTTCTTATCAGCCATAGTATAACCTACACCAATCGCGGCCAAAGAGGCTTGGATAGATGTATGATTAAACCAGGATCGATCTAGACTCACGCCCATTGCATTATCATCCCCATAAGTCATTAGATTAACATATGACTTAAAATCCCAACACGTTTTACTTGGATTCATAACAGTATACGCATATCTCATGTATAGTGAGTTAGCGAGACTGTTAATAATCACAGTAAGAGCATGTCCGGACGGATTTGAACCGTAAAGCTGGAGTAAATCACCAGAGAAATCAACTAAGGGATACGCAGTATCCATAGCAATTCCCCACATGACATTCTCATCATCGGTCGTACCACCTGCCGCTTTCATAATACTAATTAAAATACCGAAAGCTTTCAGAATGATACTGGGTGGCATTCTCTTATCGAAAGAGACATAGTCTCCTGCGACCATTCTGCCATGGCCATGTGCACACAAGTACTCTCTAATCTCTCCCCACTCGCTCGATTGAGCAATAGTTCCTGGAGCAGCTTCAAAAATGAAACGATTTCTCTGAACTAATCTGATTAGGGATAAGTAGTACTTTCTTGTGACAATTGTTGAATCAACTGGTCCGCTCATAAATAAGCGAATTTTATTGATTGCGATCTTAGCAAATGGTAAAGCTTCGTCTTTCAACGAACCTGTATATACCACCATACCTCGACACCCACTCTTGTAAGTGGTAATCAACTGATTGACACGCTCCATTACTTCTGGAGCCATCTCCACGGGGTCGGCTAAACCCTGCGTGGGAGGAATTGCAGTCATGAAATATTTTTTACTTTTCTTCCATGGGGCGCCCATACTAGTGTTTCTATTGATCTTATCAACATATTTCACACCAACGGCACCATTAACTGCAGTCACATCATCATAAACAAAGACATCTTCTAGATCTTCAGGTGTTAACCTATCTAAAATATCTTTCGTATATGCTTCGGCACAATGCTCCAGAATATCCGGACGCATTAAAGTGACGGGTTTGGAGAGGTCTGTTAAAGCCCTATTCCACGGTTCCCAAGAATCCATCTTGGGTCGACCACATTTAATCTCATACCCTTGTGCAACCACACTCTTTTGAATGAATGTGGGTGCAACATTGGATTTGTGACGAGCTCTAAGACCCAAAAAAGATCCGTAACATTCAGCTGACCCTTCGGGGATCCAGCGTAGTGTGCTCTTGCGGTGGAGATCACCCAATACACGGAGCGCACTAGGTGCACTCAGCATGGGTGTTCCGGCCTGGATGACAGGCCCTTTGAAGAATTTTATAGAGTCTTCAATTCTCTCTTGTGTGACACGAATTGAACCAACAAGCCCCTCACCATCTCCTAGTACGTGAATACCCAGAATGATAGGACCGAAGGCTGAATCTGCCAACATCATCGAACCACAATCACCATAGACTGTGTTCTCATCAACTGTACCATACCACACATCAGTGTGGGCATCGAGTTGGACGATCGAATCATTCTTTGCCAATTTAACGGCGCGAATCGATCGTGTTTGGATAACACCATTAAGATTTCTCGAAATATAAGTCGCATTGAATCCACCGTTAAGTGTATCCTTGCAAAATAAAGATCGAATATCTTTCTTTGGCGGTAAACAAACCATCTTGAAGAAAGCGAGATCGCTTTCTGGTATCCGACAAATCTCGGATTGTGTCATCAAACATGAAGTGTTAGGCGTAACACCATCTTTCGCATTCGATGTGATGATTTCCATCTTGAAACACTCATCCTCAGGAAAACTGTGATTGTTACATAAATAAATATGTCCTGCCAAACAAATAGCGTTAGTTTCTCGTTTAACCGGTACTTCTAAACCATTGATGGTTTGAACACGTCTAATTACTAAACGTACAGTATTTCGAGAAAGTGTCTCGATCACTTGTTCTTTCGAGAGAGATTTGTATGAGCAATTCATTGGGTTCACATCAAACGTTGTGGTTTGATAATCATCTTTGTGCCAGACATTTTGTTCCTCTTCCTTATCCTTAGGTGCTTTACCTATAGTGGAGGAATCAACAATCTCAATTTCAGAAACCTGAGTTTTTCCCTTCTTCTTCTTCTTACCGAATTTTGCAGCGAATTTAATCACTGCAAGCATAGCAACGTATACCATAATGTTAATTACAGCCATACGCACTGCCATCTCAGTAATCTCCCACACATAGGATAGAAATACATTCGAGTGCATTCTCCTTCTGATTCGGCGCCCAGTCCAACGTAGTAAGTGAGTTCCATAACGAATCTTCTTACTAGAGCCCGCAACAACCATTTGAATGAATATGCGGGTGATGGGAAAGGTGTACCACCAGGAAGTCCAGCGGCGGAAAAAAGAAATCTCTAGCATAACAAAAGCCATCAGATCACAAAAGAAGGATATTATCCAACCTAAAAGTGACACATTGCGAAGCGAATACCAATAAGTAAGAACATGTTGCAAGCGCATAGCCAATTTGGCTTCGCGTTCGAGATTTGTTCGATCTCTGGCTTCTGCTTCCCTTGCTTCGCGCGCAAGCGCAGCTTCAAGAGTCTCGGGAATAGGTACATCATCTTTATCCAAATTACACATCCATTGACGTAGTGAGCGGTCTGGAAGAAAACGAGATTGCACCTCAACACAAGTACAGTGTTTTGTTGGAATGAAACAAGTCTCGCACAACTGTGCGGTACTCATAACTCCATCGCAATCTGAAATCATGTTTTGCTGTTTTTCATGAAGAAGTGCTTCTTTCGAATACCATTGTAGAAATTCATAGATATTCTCATAGATCGCCACTTCTTCATACGCAGCTTTCTGTCCTAGGCGATCAGTACCTACTGGAATCACACGCTTAATAGTAAAGCGCCAGAAATCAGGGTAACAACCTTCCTCGACAGGTGGAGTTTTTGATGAATCCAACATGCAACCATCTTTCAGGTACTCGTCTTTGGGGACCACATCAATAATCCACGGTAATCGCCGCTGCACAGCCAAAGGGCATGCAAAATACGCATAAGCATTCAAGTGCTCTGTATTTGTGGTGGCGATTACCAATTTTGCACGCAAAGGCGTGCGTCCTTTATCAGCTAACTCAGCTTGAGTCGTGACAAAGGGTACGAAATTTACTACCTGGATCATTTCCAAAAGAGATGGATCACCTGCAGCAGCGAAATTTGGATTCAAAAAGGCGATATCATCCAAAAGGATGCACCATTTTGCGGAATTAAATCCAGACCAATTCTTATCAATACAATTTCGTGTGTATTTGAATTCGCTCGATGTTGGGAGATTCATTATCTTACCATAATGATAAAACAACAATTTGGTGAGAGTGGATTTACCCACACTCGAACCTCCAAACAGAAGTACAGAAAAAGGTGCTTTACGTTCCATTTGAGCAGAACGCTTAGTGACTTCCAGAGCTTTCAACAATCTAACATCATTCAACAAAGTTGAAATCAATTTCTTCTCGAATTGCCCAAGTCGACTTGCATATTTGAAAATAGCTTCACCTTGTTCAATTGCTGAATCAATATCAGCGAGATACGAAAAACTATTCTTTCCATGTGGTTCTGGATTACCCATAATCAATGAATCGCGTTTCAATTCTCGTACCTTCTCAGCCCATTTTCCATATTCATCTTCCGAATGAAAAATTGGACTGAGATCTCCTGTTACCATACACTGGTAACCTCGCTTGCAGACAAACAAAAGAGTTTCTGCAACGGAATGGAAAAAGTCAGCACCCATATGATACTTCTTTTTGATTGCTTCGCGTTCAATCATTCCAAAACGGAGGGCATCGAAAGTGACGCCAGCTTTTGCGAAGAGAGATAAACTCAATGCATACATACCAAATCGGTAAAATTTGACAAACACTGGGTGATCTCGGATTCTCTCATACTTATGAAGTAAATCATCTGCTGAGAGGAGCATCGAATCGACGCTCTGCACTTCCATTGGGCCAAAAACTTGTGTATAGAATTCAGCCATCTGTGCAAAAATGGTTCCTGTGAGGAGTGGACCGGTATGGGACATCTTAATAAAACCAATCATAGCTAAAGCCTTTTGGGCTTTAGTTTCTGCTTGTGTTAAATTAATGATGAGGAGAATGAGATTCTCCGCCATTTTGATCAATCCTTGACCCGAAGTTGTTCCGGCAATTTTCATTATCTTCACAAAAGTGGGGTCAGCACTGTTAGCGAGTAAAGCAGCATACGCTGCTTCTTTCACTTTTCCAATCATATCAAAGTCGGAAAAACTTTGAATTTGATCTTCGGAAGAGATGATAGCTTTAAATATCTTTCTTCCGGTTTTTTGGCCATACTCACGACGCAATGAGCGTTCGAGTTTGGCCAATTGAGGTTCATCAGAACCTCCTCGCATTCCAAGATTAAATTGGATACAATCTCCCTCATGAAAATTGTAGTGTGCAGCAATAGCACGTTCGTTTAATGGTTTACCCTTGTGGGTTAACCAAAAACAACACTCGTGATCATTAATGTGCTGATAAACAGCTTCATAAAAGTACGCAATTGGCGTAATAATAGTGAATTCCAAAAATAATCGCGGAAAAGGGCCATTAACAACAATTGAAATAAGACGCGGATCCCGAGGGATAACATCTTCAGTACAGAGATCCATTAAGGAATCTCCAACTGCTGTGGCAGCACTTAAAATAAGTGCGGGTATGTCAGGTTTATAAGCCTCGACATAGATTTTGTTCATTTGGGGTGCCTTTGTGAAAAGGGCTTTGGTTTGGTTTCGTAAAAAGGAGAGGATTTGCATATTTGTTTGATTTTGTACATCAATTCTTCTTTCCAAAAGTACAATACGATCTCAGCTTAAAAAAGCTAAATCTGAATCGGTAGCCACTAAGTAGTGGGGCAGACATTCAGGTATTAAGATCTTCATTGGAAAGGTATATTTCTTAGTAACGAGCTAAAACTTGATTTGGCTCTGACAGGCTTGGTAAATTCTTACGAATGAATCCTAGTCTCTATCAGTTCACCGGTGAAGGTTAGTTAATTTCTCATCGAACGTTTTTGGGAAAGGCCAGCGACGGCGCACTATTTTTTTTGATAAAAAAGATCAGTGCGAAAAAACATCGGAAGTGTGCGTGAGCACACTTCCATCCATTAGAGCTTACGAAAAGCTCAATAATGGATCTGCATAAAGGTTTTATAAAGATATAAAACCAGTGGGGGGGGGAATGATGATCATAAAATGATCATCAGTATTTACGCATTAAAACACAACGTGTGTAATAAGGGGAGCGGTACGCTCCTGCCAACATATAAGGGGGGGGGTTTGTAAGATTAAGGAATCTTACGGACCAGAAACAAAAAGCATATTATCAGGAATATCAAATAATATGTAAATGGTTTCAGAACAACCTAAGCTTCGCGAATGCGAAACTGAAATATTCAGTGACAAAAAACATGTATATCTTGCGATGATACATGAATGTTATATGAATACAACAGAATAGTATCACTTCAAAGTGATGTTCCAAAACAAAAGACATATATTCGGGATTACCG